CTCCCATAAAGGAGTTGTTACTCCCCGTTGTGTTGGCATACCCCGCATTCACTCCCATAAAGGAGTTTCTATGCCCCGTTGTGTTGGATTGCCCCGCACTTACTCCCATAAAGGAGTTGCTATACCCCGTTGTGTTGGATTGCCCCGCACTCGCTCCCATAAAGGAGTTGCTATACCCCGTTGTGTTGGATTGCCCCGCACTTACTCCCATAAAGGAGCATCTATTACTTAGGGATTGAATGCGGTAACCAGTCCCTAACCCCAGAAAAGTAGAACTAAATCGCCCTTTTATTCCGTTAATTCCAGATACTAGACTGCTACTAGGATTTATCAATCTCACAGACAATGATACCGTGCCATTGAAATCCGTTGTAGGCAAAAGACTAAAAGTATTGCCTGCAGCAGAAACAGGCAAATCAATAGTAGATGAATCCGTAATACTGGGGATAGAATTTTCTCCAAAACCTAATGTAATACTCCCTACCGTTCTATTGGTAATATTTAAAGCAATTCTGTAAACTTCGTTTAAAACCAAACTACTAGCTAAATTGCCAGTGATAAAATCAACACCTGTAGTATGAGTAGCATTACCCCCACTTATAGTCCATCCCGTAGCCACATCCCAACTAGTAAATAATTCTGTAGCAGAAATAGATGATTCTACTATTGTGTCATTAATGATTACCCCGCCGGTTAGAGTCTTTTGCCCGGTGATAGTTTGGGTAGATACAATATCAACTACTCCTGTTATTTTAGTTGAATCAAGAGTAGGAATATCACTGGCTAATAACGACCCACTACCAGTAACTAGCCCCTTAGAATTATAAGTAGGTTTAGCACTAGACCCGGCTGTCACTATATTAGGTAGAGTAGCAGTAATAGCGGTAGTACCAGAACCTGTTACATCTCCACTTAGGGTGATAACCTGGTTATTCGTTAGGTAAGCATTAGCATCAATTGAATAAGTCCCGTCACCCGTCTTTTTAATAAATCCGGGGGTGTCAGTTAAGGCACTAATGGCAGTCAGCTCATTATTCAATCCTTGATATTTATCCGCCAAATCAACCGCCCCCGTCCGTCCATCAACAGACAGCACCGAGTCAGTCGGAGTTAATAGTTCGACCCAATTACCTAATACAGATGCCGGTTCAGATTGTAGAATAAAAGACTTATTGGAATCAGTCCTAATTGCTACATCTCCTACTTGTGCGGATAATGCCAACAAAGCAGACTGAGAACCTACCACAAAAGTATCGGTAATTGAAATATTAGGTAGTTGGTTTGACGGTATTTTACTTGTGCTATCTAGGGTTGCCACTCCATTAGCACTACCCTTTTCGGTGAGAGTTATGTAATCGTCAAGAGAGCCTGTACCACCAGCACCTACTTCTGGGAAAAAGTTTACCGCCATAATTAAATACCTAATCCTTTTACTTGAATATTACCAGTGGATGCTACGGTTACACTTACTCTCAGAGAGTAAATATATTCACAATTCAAAGAAATAATGCCTACGCCTCCCGGTGCTAAATTGTAAATACTCTCTCCATGCAAGCCTACTACCATTGGTTGTGGGTCCGCATTAATATCAAAGTGGTCTAATGTAGTTAACCAGTCTTGATCTGATCCATTAGGAACAAAAAGTGCTTTGATGTTTACGCTAGTTAATGGATTATCGCCTGTATTTGTAAACTCTAAGTTAAACCTAGTGGATGATGTGCAATCAAATAATAGTGGAATCGTATTAGGTAAATCTAAATTGTAATTTTGAATGTACATTTATTTATTCTCTAATCTACTTTTATTTTGCTTAAATCCTCACTTAAATAATGGGGAGGCAACTCTTCTATATTACTCTATATAAGCCCAATTGAAGTCAAAAACATAAGAATCTTTTTCTTTAAGAAAATCACTCTCTTTCATTGTTTTATGCCATTTTTTATTAATCCCATCCCATCTAAATAATTTTTCCTTAGCTAAATCTTTTTGGTCGTAAGATACCACAGCAAATACTTTTACTTTTTTGTCTAACGACCTGGCTATTGCTTGCTCAATTAATCCTTTTAAATCTTTAGCCCGATCAAACAATTGAGCGATTAACTGGCAATCAGCTAAAGCTCTATGTGCCTGAGTGACGGCTATATGATGATTCAATGCTGTGTCTATCAAGTTAGTTTGCTTGTGATTTTCCGGCCAAACAAAATCATCAAAAGTGCACAACCATTTTTTGTCACCAGTTAATTCGGTTAGCCATTGCCTATCAAATTCTGCGTTATGAGCTACCAAATAGTCAGATTCTTTTACCAGGTATTTTAACCATTCCATGGCTGGCTTTTCTGACACTTCTTTTGTAACAGCTGCATCAATTTTATTAATCTCTTGTGCTAGGTTCTCCTCGCATGAGCAAAGGGTAGATACTTGCTGGAGAATACATTGATGATCCACAGAGTAAAGGATGGCTCCTACTTCTATTATTTGATGCGTCCCTGGCTCTAGCCCGGTCGTCTCTAAGTCAATTATTAGTATTTTCATTTTATGAGAGAATTAATGCTAAGATAAAAGAGGGGATTGTTTTTGCGACGCTATTACTATCAAACAAAGGACATCTTTCTATTATGAGTGAAAAACAAAAAAAGCAAACTCTTAAAGAATTAAGAGTACAGGCTCGGTTGACCCAACCAGATGTAGAGGAAATCACAGCGAAAAAAGATCGCAGGATTCCTCAAGCTACTTTATCTGATTGGGAGAATGGCAAAAAGAAGCCAGACGTTGAAAACATCTTGACATTATCCGCTCTTTATAAGGTAAGCGTTGAGAAAATTGTGGACGCTTACCTCTACACCAAGGAACGTAACAAAAAGTAAATTGAACCGCATTTGCGATATTTATGATAACATAAAGCTAGGTTAAAATCCTGGCTTTTTTAGTACATACAAAGGACAAATATGGAACAAGAAAAAAAAGAGACGATGTTATCCATGGAGCGTCAATTGAAATTGCGTGTCATGTGTGACGAGATTGATTCTGTCTCAGATATTCGTGTGGTCAAGCAAGGTTTTAAGGAATTAGCAGAATATGCCTTGACGATTCAACAGGTATTTGCTAACTGTCTTTCAGAAAACCCCGCTGATTTTGATTTTAGGAAGGTGGGTAAAAATGATTAAATTCATTGACCTATTTTCTGGTATAGGTGGTTTTCACCAAGGAATAAAACCCTATGGCGAATGTGTATTTGCTTGCGAAATAGATAAGCACGCCCAAAAGACTTATACGCATAATTTCCCGTCAACTTTTTTAGCGGATGACATCACAAATATTAGTCCCGATCAGATACCTGATCATGACCTGTTATGTGCCGGGTTCCCATGCCAGCCATTCTCTATTGCTGGACAGCGGAAAGGACTAGAAGACGAAAGGGGTTCTCTGATATTTAATATCATTCAGATATTAGAGACTAAGAAGCCTCAAATGTTTTTACTAGAAAACGTCAAGAACTTAGTGAGTCATAATCACGGGTTGACGTTTCACTACATCAAAACCCAGTTAATGAATGCTGGGTATTATCTCTCTTACCAGGTATTGAATACTGCATATTATGGGAATATTCCCCAAAATAGGGAACGGGTTTATATTGTGGGATTCAGAGATAAGACTAAATTTCTTAATTTCTCCTTCCCTTATCCTGTAGCGTTAACCGTCGGGGTAAGAGATTTGTTAGAGATGGATGTACCAGAAAGGTTTTATTGGCGGTCTGATCATACAAAAGATGTAGCTAAGGATGATCGGGTTTACCAGTGGCGACGTAATTACATCCGAGTTAATAAGTCTGGTTTATGTCCTGCCCTCACTGCCAATATAGGAACAGGCGGTAATAATGGTCCGTTAATCAGAGATAATCGTGGTGTTAGAAGGTTAACAGATCGGGAGTGTCTAAGATTACAAGGTTTTCCTGATACTTTTACTTTTCCAGATGATGTCTGCTTATCTCAACGATATAAGCAGATCGGAAATAGTGTAAGCGTTTCCGTGGTGAGTTCTATTGTGGAGAAAATGCTATGGGCTTTTTACTCCAAAGAAGTTCCCACGATTAAAGATACTCAAGGCGTTCAATTAGGATTGTTTTAGGTGAATATTATGCAACTAATAAAAGAACAAACTCAATTAACATCAGAACAAATCTGGCAACGGCACAAGGTTTACCAACCCCAAAACCAAACAGAAAAACTAGGGGATATTGGGGAATTAATCGAGTTAGAGCCTGGGGTAAAAGTCTGGTCAAACTTATTAGGGGCTGAGAAAAGATGAAACCATTATCCCCGTTTGACGACCCGGTGAGAATACATAATAGAAATTATGGGACGTGCAAAAAACATTTACCTTATTATGTTGGCTTACTCCATGTGGTAGGTTCTCACCCTGAAGGTATTATGGCGATAGAATTATTTAAGGAGTTTGAGGGATACTGCAAAACCCACAAAATAAAACAACCTTATAAAAACTTTAGGTCGCTTTTGCCTGTCATGGATAAGATGAGTGATTGTGGTGCGTTCTCATTGGAGAAATCCATCAGAGCTATTCAGTCTAAGACCAAAAACAATGTTTCCTTTGTTAATCATACTCATTGTTTTAAATGGATACCTAATGCTTTGTTGATAACTTTGACTGAATCAGGTTTATTAGAGCAATATGTATGGGGTTGTCTGAAACAAAAGTACAAACTAAAAGATCACCCGGTTTACGCAAATAAAGAGGATTTTGCTTGTGAAAAAAATAGACAAGAAAAGTGATGCTTTTAAGTGGGCGATAAAGTCTCTCCTGACCGATCCACAATTTGTTGATTGGATATTTTTTGAGCGGTGGCAGATGGCTGTACCAAAACCTGATATTCAATCATTGCTTAATAAGTTGGTCAAGGAATCAACTAATGACCCGTTTCATGATTGGACGGTACACCCGCCTAATAAGACTGAGTATGTAATAGGGATTAACATGGAGACTTTTGTACCATGGGCTTCTGATGTTGAGTCAATGAATATCATTAAAAAGACCCTGGAGCGTCGGTCGTTGGTATTTTCTGTTAATGATGTTAGCCCTGATTGGCGGTACTCGGTTCATACTTTTCTTGATGTTTATTTTGCTTTGGAAAAAGAGGATAAAGAAAGGAATAAAAAATAGGCTCTTTTAACAAGCAAATTGATATGAATTGTAAAGCACACCAGGTAATAGATTACCTGGTGTGCTTTATTGTAGAGAAGTCTAAAACAGACTTAATTGTGTTTCTTTTGGCACTAATACTAATTTGTTTCTTGTTTTGTCGGGACTGTATTCGTGTAAAGATTCTTTTGTTTTTTCTCCATCGAGAAAATCTATAGTTGTGTAAGGATTGTAGGACTCGGCAATACTTTGCTGTGGAAAAAATAAATCAAACAAGCAAAATCCAAACCCATCAAACGACTCGTCTTTTAGCGTATATTTCCTTAGTTTATTTTTGGTGTTGTAACTAGCTAAATATTCTGCACTCTCTTTTTTACCCCCATACTGACAATACTTCAGTTTTTCAACAGGATATATTTTATTTCCCCACTGGTATTTTCGCTCATCCTTCACCCAAAACTCATAATCAGAGTGGTCAAAAAAGAAATCAGGAATAGGGACCAACCATATCTCGTAGTCATCAACAGAACAAAACTTCCCTGTTAACGCATCTATCCTTTTGTCCTTAGACCAACCTGATTCGTCATAAAAATAAATACTTGTCCTGGTCCTGTCGTAACCACCACTCCGGCGAGATGTTTTAGTCGTGTAATTATAGGAAGTCTCCCATCTGACCACATACCTCATTCCATCGTTTACCTGGATTAGTGGCTCTATTTGCTTTATAATACTCATACAGTCTTACCTCAATTAAGATTGTCACAACGGGGACATTCCACTGTCGCCCGTTATTTTTATTATAACAAATTATATAATATTTTACCTGTCCAAAAAATACTCAGTCCGATCCTTTTCTCTTCCCTCTGGGCGATCAAATATCTTATTAAGTCCATTTAACTCTGTATTGACCAGCCAATAATTCATCTCTATTTGGTCAATTTCTTTTTCTACTTTTTCGGGTGTGGTTAGAATTGGGATGTGCTGGTCAAGGTCATCCAAGTCATTCTCTAATGAGTTAATCATCCCCTCAAGTTTGATTAATAATTCCTTGGCGGTGGCTATTTCCTTTTTTCTTCTTTGGATGTATGGGATTAGTTTTGGGTTCATGTTTTAATCAATCCCTTTATTGCCTGTGAATCAACTCTATGCCGTAGTCACAGATAAATCATGATCCACTACATAATAATCAGAATTGTTCATGATTTCCTCTATTTCTGTTTTTGGAGTTGTTAACCGTAATCGACATTTATCATTACTATCTTTGAGTAGATAGGACAGACCCTCTTCTTTTTTTGAATCAAAATATTCGACAATAATAACTTCTTTTTCTGGGTCGTAAGTAGAAAGAAACGCTCTATCCAACTCTCTCAATAGATATTCGCAATTAATAGCATAAATAAATGTCTTACCAGGTCTATTAACAAAAACGCCTCTACCATATTTTGCAAAAAACAACGGAGATAAATCCCCAAAAGTCACGTAATCTATTTTTTTGCCATAGTTAGCATCTGATCGTTTTCTTCTTTTAGCTTCTCCCATTTTTCCCTCAATAATTATTAGTTAGCTTAAAACCCGGTCCTAAATCAGAACCGGGTGAGATTAATTAATTGTGATTAGAAATAGTCAAGGTAGTAGTCTCAGGCAAATTGTAACCAGGATAAGCAACCCGCCAAACATCATGAGAATAAAGATTTTTACTCACAAAACGAGGGCAGGGAACCTTTTTTATTTCCACTCCCATAGTCTGACTAACAGCTTTTAACCGATGCCAGTCAAATAACTTTTCATTTACGTTATTAAACTTGGCAATCCTGATAATAGATGAATAGTTAAATAACTCATCAACAGCCTCAGATAGATACTGGTTTTCTTCTTTTAATAGCTTCTGTTCTGCTAATAATATTTCCTTTTCCTGTTCTGCTAAAGCCGCTGCCATTAATGCTTCGGCATAACTACCGGGTATCTTGTGCTTTTGAGTTTTAGCTATTTTCTCACACTCAAGAAAATAGAGCCTGATCTGTTTACCCATGTCAGTATTGCTCATCATGGCCCATTGTTTAAAACATTCAACGGCTAACATGATAATTTCTTTTTGGGTCGCCCCGATCTCTCGCTCCACAGTTTGGTGGAATGAGTGGAAGTCAATACCTTCAATAAAACCACACTTCTCAAAATGTCTTTTGGCCGAGTCTTTTCTGGCATAGCCAATCCACTGCCAAGCCATATCAAAGTCCACTGGATAATCTTGTGGACTATTAAATAAATCCTGTGCTAAATTGAAATCAAATGTTACAATCATGTTTTACCGTCCAGTAAAAATAAGTTAACACCCCAAAGATTTATTTCCCTGGGGTGTTAATATTATAACCCAATAAACCGCCCTTGCGATATTGCAGATAAAGATTATCGGATAAGATAGGGATTATCTGATGATGCCAAGTTCGTCATAAAATCTAAAGTCTTACTCTGTTCAGATGGCTTTTTTATTTCTCTTAGTTCTCTCACCCAAAGATCAATAAAAACACCCCATCTTTGCGTCTCTTCTTGTTCTGTTGGCTGTTTTTCAATCCGATTCCCGTCTCCTTTCGCCACAGAATGTAACCCTATTTTTTTTAATTCATCAGTAAAATACTCCATTTTATCCTCTAAGCTCCATCGGGCGGGTGGTAACGTGCTAATTAACATTTCCTCTGATTCTTTAATATTTAGTCTCGCACTCCAAGGGGAATAGACGATCAAATAACTTCTATTTTGGCTCCCATGGTAATTTCCACTATCGCCATTTGGGGATAATATCTTTTTGTCTAAATCTGTTAACGGCCTTAAGTCTAAAAGTAAATGCGGGACGATAATAGAAAACCATTCATGTTTTCCCGCACCAACACACTCAGTCCGCAACCGAGAGAAAATACCGTCATAGACCAAAGTAATATTGACCTCTTTATTTCTATTAGAGGGAGAATCATAAAGAGAGATAGTGAAAGTTTTTTCTGTTGAGTTGTCCATTCTTGTCCTTTGTTTATGTACAAAAATATTATAACAGAATCTGGTCGAGGGTGCTAATAGTAAAACCAGCCCTTCACCTTATTAATAAAATCCACATTAGTCTTTAACAGATAAGGATCAGACATCACCGGCAATAACCTAATTTTTCCTATCTGAGTTTTACCCGGAGCCGTCTTTAACTCCACATCAGCATCACAAGGAAAACTAATATCAGGCGGGAAATAATAGGGGTTAATCAAATAACCAGACAGGAAAATATTATTAGTATTAATACCAGGCATATATTGAGTCGCCATAGTATCAGCTTTAGCAGGCTCTAATAAACATTGATAATCAATGATTTCCTTGTCTAAAGATTGATTACCATATTTGTCAACACCAACCCCGACAAGCACCCGTGGCAAGTGAATTACAGCATTAGCGTAATAAGTGAAAGGGGAACTATTTTTAATCATTTTAATAATTGATTGTTTACATAACATCTAACCCTAATTAGGACTAGAAACTTGCTTTGACATTTTATTGACAATTGGTGTCTCGTTCTATTATAATATAGGAACGTAGCGTGATGTACGTAGATCAAATTGATTAATCCAAGAAATTAATCAACCAAGTATATAAAATAATATAGCGTGATGCTATCACTCAAATCTCTTCTTTGCGTGATGCTGACGAAGAGGGTAAACATTAGTTAACACCCTCATTTTTAATGGCTAACAATTTAGACGCATTTATCCCTAGAGTCTTGGCTATGGCAGTCATGACACTACGGGAATCAGTTGTTTTACCGGGTAAAGTTTATAGCTCCTTTGGCTCTGAATATAAAACCCATGGTTCGTCCGTTGATATTCCGTTGCCTGCCTCGATGATCGCAGAAGACGTTGTACCTTCTAATATTCCATCTGTTGGTCAGAATATTACTCCTAAGAGTATTAGTTTAAAACTAGACGGCTGGATCAAATCAGGATTCCCGTTAACAGATTTAGAATATACATCGGTAATGGATGGCGTTGTACCCGTTCAATTAAAAGAAGCGGCTAGAGCAATTGCTAACCGGGTTGATACCGATTTATGGAGTATGTATAAGTCTGTGCCAAACGTAATAGGCACAGCCGGTCAAGTACCTTTTCAGAATGTTACACCACCAACTCAGACCTATCATTTATTGAATGCTGCTAAAGAATCAAGACGCATCTTGAACTTGAATCGTGCATTACAGAATGACCGGATCATGTTGTTAGGGGTAGAGGCAGAAGCCAACGCATCCGCTTTACCTCAGTTTTTAAGTGCGGCGGATTCTGGTAGTACCGAGACTATTCGTGAGGGTCGTATTGGTTATAAATACGGCTTTGATTGGTTTATGTCTCAGAATTCACCACTTCATGCTAACGCCACAACCGGCACAGTCGTTACCAATGGTTCCCCTCCTACAGTAAATGGAGTGGGTGCTACGACCTTAGTTGTGTCTGGTGCTACAGCTATCGGTATTGGTGACAAATTCTCTATCGCTGGAGATACTACTCAATACACTATTAACGCTGGATCGAGTACCACTAATTGGTTGATTTATCCTGCCTTAAAAGTAGCTCCTGCCACAAGTACAGCAATCACTATTTATGATAGTGGTGCGAGTGGTGCTGATGTTTCTTTAGCATTCCATCCTATGGCTTTCGCCTTTGCTAATCGCCCATTAATTGATGTGATGGCGAACGGCAACACAATTCAAACCTTGACAGACCCTGACTCTGGTTTGTCTATGCGGTTAGAGATTGTACGGCAAAACAAACAGACATTAGTAGAATTAGATTTCCTTTATGGTTACACTCCCTTGTTACCAGAGTTAGCAGTCGCTATTTACGGGTAAAGAATATGAGTATTTTAAGCACCGTAAAGATCAGGCATAGTGAAGTGCCGGCTGGTTATATCGTGATTAATCAATCCGATTATGACCCGGCTAAACATACTTTATTTGAAGTGCCTCCTTCACCTGACCCGGAAAAACCTCCGTTGATGTTAGAGGTGAATGAAGTGCCAGTAGAAAAAAAGACGGCTAAAAAGTCTCAACCTGTTGATCAGACTTGATAAATAGAAAAATCAACAGACCATCTTTGACCTATGACTGTCTCAGAATATTCATTAACCGGGATAAAAATACAATTAGTAAAAACATCTTTGGTATCAATATTGTCAGCCATGGTCAGCAACCAACTCATGTCTTCATCTAAAGCGTGAATGTCGGCTGTTTTTATTAGGTCTAAAAAAGTGTTTTTCACGTTATCAACCAAGTAGCATTGCACCGTCCACTTTGACT